GTCAGGTTGGCACCTTTGCTGGCTTTCAACCACCAACAGCTACGACTCCATCGACAAGAGAATCCGCCTCGGGTACGTTCCAGTTAAATCTGAAGAGTTTCCCGGGTATGAAGACTATCGCGTCAAGGCAGGCGAGCACGTTGGGTACATCTCCTGCAACGAGATGTTGCTGTTCAAGTTGCCGATGGATGTTTTCCAGGAAGTCATGACGCACATGCACCATGACAGACCCCAAGAGGAGGCGGACAAAATCCGACTCCAGATGGAAAACCTTCAGAATGCGCGAGACAGCAACGGACGTGCGCTGATGACGCCGGTTGACGGTGAAGGCTCGAACCATCCTGACAGGCAACCGAATCGCTCGCCGGTATTCGCCGGCTAACAAGGAGTACGAATATGTCAGCGACATCAGCTCCGTTTGGCTTCCGCCCAGCTTTCCACCCGACAGGGTTGGACCGAGCTACGGCGCTGGCAAACGGTATCGCCAGTGGTTACAGCACTGGCATCCTCAAGGGCCAGCCGGTCGCTCTTGACACCAACGGCAACATCATCATTGCCACGGCAGGCTCCGCTTTCATTGGCGTGTTTGCTGGTGTCGAGTACACCGACCCGTCGGGCCGTCGTCAGATCAACAACCAGTGGCCCGCGAACACCTCGTTCCAGACCGGTTCTTGCATTGCCTACTTCTACCAGGATCAGCAGATCGTGTACGAAGTGCAGTCCAACGCCACCCTGGCGCAGACCTCGATCGGTGACCAAGCCAACATGGCAAGCGCCACAGCCGGTAGCACGACCACCGGCCTGTCGCAGGCAATGCTGGGCACTGTTGTTGGTTCGGGTTCGCAAGGCGACTTCCGCATCATCGACATCGCACCCTACACAGATAATGCGTGGGGAGATCCTTATGTGATTGTGCGCGTGCAGATCAGCCGCCATCAGTACACAGCTAACATCGTCGCCATCTAAGGAGTCCAGACATGGCCGCACCAATGCGCAGTACGGACTTTCGGAGCATCGTTGAGCCTATCCTCAACGAGTGCTTCGATGGAGTCTATGACCAACGAGCTGACGAGTGGAGCCGCGTGTTCCGCGAGGAAGACGGCATCCCCCGCAACTACCACGAAGAGCCGGTTCTGTACGGTTTCGGCGCGGCACCGCAACTGCCTGATGGCACGCCGGTGACCTACCAGCAGGGCGGCGTGCTGTTCCTGCAGCGTTATCTGTACAAGGTCTACGGTCTGGCGTTCGCGCTGACCAAGGTCCTGGTGGAAGATGGCGACCACATCCGTCTGGGTCAGGTGTACGCACGTCACCTTGCACAGTCGCTTGTGGAGACTAAGGAGCTGCTGTCCGCCAACGTCCTGAACTACGCCTTCAACAGCGCGTACCCGGGCGGTGACGGTGTTGCCCTGATCAGCACCGCGCACCCGATCGTGAACGGCACTTTCAGCAACCAGCTTGCCACCGCCGCCGTGCTGTCGCAGACCTCGCTTGAGCAGATGCTCATCCAGGTTCGCTCTGCCGTCGACAACAACGGCAAAAAGATCCGTCTGGTTCCGCGCCAGCTCGTCGTTGCCCCGGGCAACATCTTCCAGGCAGAGGTTTTGCTCAAGTCGGTCTTGCGTACCGGCAACGCCAACAACGACATCAACCCGGTCAAGTCGATCGGGTTGCTGGACGAAGGCGCCGCCGTTCTCAGCCGCTTGACTAGTGCCACCGCTTGGTGGGTGCAGACCGACGCGCCTGAAGGCTTCAAGATGCTGATGCGCCGTCGCCTGGAAAAGACGATGGAAGGCGACTTCGAGACCGACTCGATGCGCTACAAGGCAACCGAGCGTTACGCTGTCGGCTTCACCGACCCGCGTTGCGCGTACGGCACGCCCGGCATCTAAGGTGCCCCCAGGGGTGGGGATCTGATCCCCGCCCTACCCAATCATTGCTCTGAACAAACTTTTCAAGAAGGAGTTCACCATGCCCCAATTTTCCGATGACCTGTTCCTGGGCCCTGCCCAGACGTACATGGGCACAGGGATCCGCCCGTACACCGCCACCGCAACTGGTGGCACCGGCAGCGTGTCCTCGACCACCCTGACGATCACCGCGCTGAACCAAGGTTCGCCGATTGTTCTGGGTATGTTCGTTGATGGATCTAGCGTCACTGACGGCACGTACATCACTGCCTTCGGGACCGGTGCTGGCGGCACCGGCACGTACACGTTGAACCAAGCGATCAACATCGCCAACACCACCGCGCTGACCTTAAACGGCAACACCGCGTACGACAACCCGTCGCCGATGGACTTGGGCATCGGACCCTTGGGGCGCATTTATGTGTGGGACATCATCCCGCAAGCCGCTGTCACTAACAACATCGCGGCTTCGCAGACGGCGGCTGCCGCCGGTGCTGTAACGCTGACGGCGGGCACTTCCGCAAAGTCGGTCGTGCGCTCTGATGGCACGACGGTGGTGCAGCTTGACCTGCCCCGCGCAGTGAAAGTGAACTGCTCAACCACGGCGCGTGCATTCACTGTCAGCGGCTACGACTATTACGGCCAGCCCATGAGTGAGGTCATCACGGTGGCCACTGCGGGCACCGCAGTGACTGGTAAGAAGGCGTTCTATCAGGTCTCAGGCGCCACGATTGCCGGTTCTGCTACCGCAGTCCTGATCGGCACTAGCGACGTGCTGGGCTTCCCGGTCCGCGTGACCAACGTCGCGTACCTCGCGAGCGTGAAGAGTAACAACACGTTGGCGCAAGACACTGGCACCTTTGTGGCTGCCGACACGGCCACGGCGACCACCAGCACCGGTGACGTCCGCGGCACGTACACCCCAGCCACCGCGTCGGATGGTATCGTTCGGACGGTGACGGGCATCCTGTTGCCGGGAATCGCAGTCGGCCCCAACGCAACCCGCGTCGGTGCTCTTGGCGTCACGCAAGCCTAAAGGGAGAGCGACATGGGTCAATTCAAACCAATGACCAAGATGATGACCACCGAGCCATCGGTGATCCTCAAGCTCAAGAAGGGCGGTCACGTCAACATGAAGGACGAGGCTTGCGAGCAGGACGGTCACTCGCCCATGCGCAAGGGCCTGACGGTCGCAATCGCCGTGGGCAAGCCCCGCGGTGGTGATGCTGGGGGTATGAGCCCCGGCAAGCCGTCCATGTCCGAGCGTCGCAAGGCCATGGCCGCGCCCTTCATGTCCAAGAAGGGCGGCAAGGTCATGAAGAAGGCCGGCGGTGGTCATGCTACGCAAGACGATTACGGACCCGCCCCGGTCAAGGCCGCGGACATGCTGCGCGGAGTTGTTGGCCTGCCCGGGTACGACAGCAAGTACACCCTAGCAGATGCGCAAAATGCCTTGAGAACTGAAAATGAAAATGCTAATCGTCAAGACCAGATGATGGCTGAAGGCCAAGGCGGCTACAAAAAGGGCGGCAAGGTCAACGACATGGCGCAGGACAAGGCCATGATCCGCAAGGCCATGAGCCAGCACGACGCCCAGGAGCACAAGGGCGGCAAGGGCACCAAGCTGATGCTGAAGGGTGGCACCATCGAGGGCAACGCCGGCAAGTTTTTGAACACCAAGATGTCGGATGGTGACAAGACTGACCGCGCTCGGGGCACGGGCGGGGTCCGTACGGGCGCTGCCGGCTACAAGGACGGCGGCACCATCTCGGGCAACGCAGGCAAGTTCCTGAACACCAAGGTGAACGACGGCGATCGCTACGACTCAGCCAAGGGCACTGGTGGCGTCAAGATGGCAAACGCAGGCGGTTTCAAAATGGGTGGGTCTATCGACTGGGCCAACCGACCCGCCGACACGATGAAGCCCGGCATGACTGGCACCACCACTGGCGGTGTGCGCAACAGCAACGCAGGCGGCTACAAGACTGGTGGTTCAGCAAAAAAAGCCTACGCCACGGGGGGTAGTGTTGACACTGGCCGTCCCGTGGCGTACGCCAGCAAGCCGGTTTCCAAGCCGGTGAGCAACACGGCGCAGTCTGGCACCTTTAGTACCGGCGGCAGGGTCCCCAGAACTCATGGGGGCCATGATGAATTTGTTTCCAGACAAATAGAGAATATTGTTTCGCGCCCAAGAAATAAAAAATTTGGTGAATTACGTGAAGGATTCGGGCCTTCTGATCATCAAGCACTTGATGCCCCGCGCATGAGCCCACCATCGTCATTTGCCGATTCCATTCACATGCGAAAGGCAATGGTGATACCTGGGCGCGGCGGTGATTACTACAACAAGGCCATGGGCGGCAAGGTCACCATGAAGGCCGATGGTGGCCCCATGGTTGACCGCAGTCGCGGCGCTTACGACAAGGCCATCGGCCCTGACGAGAGCGATATGAGCATGGCTCGCGCGATTCGCAATGCCCCAGGCAATGCCTACGACGCGATCAAGCGACTCGTGACACGCGCCCCAGAGGCTGGCGCTGGACGGGGGTTCGTGAACCCTCCGATGGCCCGCAAGAAGGGCGGCGTGATGTGCAAGGCTGACGGCGGCATGATCGGCCCGGACAACCTGCCGCAAGGCATGCCGGGGGCTGGTGTACCGGCGGGGATGCCCACCGGGATGCCGCCCATGGGCATGCCCACGATGGCGAATCCACCGCCCCTAGCGGCCCAGCAGGCTATGCAGAAGGTGCTTGGCAACAGCCCGGCTACCGGTAGCCTGTCAGGGTACAAGCGAGGGGGTTCAGCCCACCGCGTGCACCGGCATACCTCCGCAGAGCTACGCAAGATGCGCTGACAACAGGGGCCTCGGCCCCTGTTTTTTAATTGGGGAAAGACATGGGTACCTACTCTTCCGCGACCCGGCAGGGCGCATTCGAGCCGTTTGACTTGCAGGTCGTGCGGGGCCAAGTTGCTGGGCACAGCGCGGCTGTGGTGTCGGGGTTCAACGCGACTGTTGGCACCTCATACGAGACGATCTGGAGCGAGAGTACGGTCTATGCGTACCCCGCGAGTGCGTCTGTAATGAAGATTTCAAGCTCAGACGCAAACGACACTGCGGCTGGGACTGGTGCAAGGACTGTCACGATTTACGGGTTGGACGGCAGCTACAACCAGATCAATGAGACGGTCTCGTTGAGTGGCCAGACCGCTGTCAATACGACAAATTCGTACCTGCGCGTATTCCATTTGCTGGTCAACACTGCCGGCTCTGGTGGCGCCGCTGCCGGTACTATTTACGCCGGGGTTGGCACGGTAACGACTGGCAAGCCCGCAACGGTGTATGGCGTCTATACCGCCGACGGTGGTGCGACTGCTTGCATTTACACCGTGCCCGCCGGGTACACGGGGTACGTTTTTGACTTTCTCAGTTCTGCAGGTTCCACTTCTCCAAATGCTTATTCAAGCATCGGCCTGTACGGCAGGCCACTAGGCGGGGTGTTTGACAACACAATCCAGGGCCGCTGTGGGAATGGTGGCGCTTTCACCATCCCGTTGAATTACCCCCTGGTGTTTACTGAGAAAACCGACATTGAAGTCCGCGCCAGCGCGACATCCTCATCGAACGTCACCGGCAATTTCAGCATTGTGATCGTCAAGAACCCGGATTGATCATGCCCAGCAAATCCCCCGCCCAGCATCGCCTCATGGAGGCCGCCGCGCATACCAAGGGTGGGTTTGGTGGCGTCCCGCAGAGCGTTGGCAAGGAGTTCGCCAATGCCGACAAGGGCAAGTACGCCGGCGGCGGTGTGTCCCTCGCCGTGGGCCGCAAGGAGAAGCTGCCCGTTGAGCGGGGCGCCGGGCTCACCGCCAAGGGACGCGAGAAGTACAATCGAGAGACCGGGTCGCACCTCAAGGCACCGCAGCCCGGCGGTGGTGGCCGCAAGGATTCGTTCTGCGCCAGGATGTCTGGGGTCGTTGAGCACTCAAAGGGTGACGCACCCCGCGCCAAGGCGTCGTTGAAGCGTTGGAAATGCCCCGGCTGGTAAAGGATACCCATGGCGTACTCAGGCACCGTTGGACAGACGACCATCAGCGTCCAAAACCTGATCGACCACGGCGCTCGTCGTGCGGGTAAGCTCGCCGAGGAACTGACGGTTGAGCAGGTCCAGGCTGCCAAGGAGTCGCTCTTCTACGTCCTGAGCAACCTGATCAACCAGGGCATCCAGTACTTTGCCATCAAGAAGCAGGTTATCGGCCTGCTCGCCAACCAGTACGAGTACCTGCTGCCGGTCGGTGGTAATGACGTCCTGAACGCGCTGTACAGGACCATGACGCAGCCCTCTGGTGGGTACACCAGCTCCGCCGGCGGCACGGTCGCCAACGTCTACGACCAGAACACCACGACATACTGCGCGCAGACGTCGGCCAACGGCAACATTGCGGTCAACTACGGCAGCAACCCCCAGTACCTGGGCTCGATCGGGTTCATGCCCTACGTTGCCAGCGGTGGCGATGCCGTTTGGAGCTACGTGCTTGAGGCTTCATCCGATAACAGCACCTGGAAGGCCCTGTACACCGCCACAAGCGCCACAGTGACCGATGGCCAGTGGATCTGGCAGGACATCGACCCAGGCGCCAACGTGTCGTACTACCGGATGCGCGCCACCGGCGGCACCACCCTGGCGCTGCGTGAGCTGTACTTCGGGAACAACTCGACCGAGATCACCATGTCGCGGCTCAACCGCGATGACTACACCAACCTGCCCAACAAGAACTTCACGGCCAACCAGCCGTTCCAGTACTGGCTCAACCGCACCATCCCCCAGGCCACCATCACGGTCTGGCCAACACCATCGAGCTCGTTCGTGCAGATGACGGTGTGGTACTCAGCCTACGTGCAGGACGTGGGCGCCTTGAGCGGACAGCTCGCGATCCCCGACCGGTGGCTGATGGCGATCCAGAACATGCTGGCGCACCAGATGGCCCAGGAGCTCCCGGGCGTTGACGTCGGGCGGATCCAGTACCTTGAGGTCCAGGCCGAGAAGTACTTCAACATGGCGGAGCAGGAAGAGCGCGACAAGTCGCCGATCTACTTCGCGCCGAACATCTCGGTGTACTCAAGGTAGGCCATGCCGCGCTTCCTCGACACCCGAGGCGGTTCGGACATCGCCATATTCATCTGCGACCGGTGCAAGATGAAGCGCGCGCACTCGGTGGCCCAAACCGATCCAAACTTCCCGGGTTTGCTAGTATGCGACCAGGGCTGCGCGGACGA